GTAGATACAGGAACTCTTCCCGTTTGGATACCAAGCATCGTCCCATTCTCTGTCGACCCAAATACTACCATTTACAACATTACGCTTACATATTCGGTCGGTGGAAATGATTATACCAGTGGTGCAATCCCGATGACCTTTATTCCACAAGACCGCACGACAGGTATTACTCCATCTCCGCCATCGACGACTTCAAACGGTCTTCAAATCAACGACACTGGTTATTACAACGTCTATTCATACCAGTATATATCTTATTTAGTGACTGAGACATTTAAGACCGCTTTAACTGCTCTCGTCACTGCAGTGGTGGCGGGCGGTGATGTGATGCCCTCTTACGATATTTATACGAATGGAGCGATATTCACGTTGCCATCAGACGACCTCCCACCCCTGTTCCAATGGGATACATCCAGCGATACTGGGTCTATTTTCACCATTCCACAATACGATTTAAACCCTGTAGTCAACCCAGGGTTAAGCGGTAATAACCCCATCAAAATATATTTTAATGCCCCGATGTTTTATTTGTTCCAGTCCTTCCCTGCCACCATCTTCGGATATAGTGCTGTAGGCGGAAATGAGAACTTCCAAATAGAGGTGGTTAATCAAGGAGGATTGAATACACAACTCATCACGCCACCACAGTATGATGTAGAGGGAACTGGTCTCCTCGAACCTTTATCCATCCCGTATATTTCTACTTATCAGGAAACCAGTACTATTAGCAATATTTCCCCGATTACTTCTATTGTATTTACGAGTAATACGATGCCGATTACGCCCAATCAAGTATCCACTCCTCTCGTATTATTTAATAATCAACAGATAGGATTTCAGGGCAACAACGCAGACATCGCCAACATCGTGACTGATTTAGTAAGTAATACAGGGGCGTATAGACCATCGTTGGTATATGAACCACAGGCACAGTACAGACTGGTGACTTTGAACGGCAACCGTCCTCTCTTCAATTTAGACCTCCAAATATTCTACCGATTAAGAAATGGAAGTCTTGTGCCGTTCCGTTTAGCAAGCGGTGGGACGGTCACTATTAAAATTGCATTCTTAAAAAAGGATGGGAAAGGTCAGTCCGAACAATCCCAACCGATGGCACACATGTCCCCGTCATTTAGCGGAAACGGGGGTGTTAAAGGCGGTAGTAGACGCATGTGTTAAGCAATTCCGCTTGCGGTCGGACAAAAAAACTATTTAGCGGAGTGTCTGCCGATATTTTATAATTGTATATTATATAATGTCGGACTTCAAAACAATCCTCGTCAAAGACTCAGTTATAGGTGATATTACGGCAGATTTAGACTTCGCAGTCAAATCAGGTGCTTCTCAGACCACATTTCAACCCTTTCCCTCTACCAGTGCTTCCAATAGTGCTTTAATTTGGAACATCCAAGTGCCTTCGGAAAACGTCGTGATTGGTCGTGATGTTTTAATGAATACTGCCCTCTGTGTTGAATTGTCGTATGGTAGTGTTGCGAACCCCGTTCCAATAGGCGACTACGTGTGGGCATACGGCAACACGGATGCATTCCAAGCATTCCCTTTGAACTCTTTATTTACGACTGCCACCGCTCAAATCAACAACACTACGGTTTCAATCAACACCAAGGATGTCCTCCCCTCTTTGTTGAGAATGAACGACAGCAGAGAACTTTACAGATATAACTCGTTGACCCCTGCTCTTCCCGACCAAGCATACGGAGCATATTCAGATGGTGTGAATGCCAACAACAATCCTTTAGCATCATACAATACTGCCTCGTATGATTTAGACCAAGTCCCTCGTGGAGCATTCCCTATTATCTACCAAGTTGCCCGTTTCGTCAACGGTGTATTTCAAGACGATAGTCCAATTGCTGTCGGCACTGCAGGTGAAACGTGGAAGATTGGTGTAGCAACAATTGTGACAGAACCTATCTTCTTGTCCCCCTTTATTTGGTCTAACCCCGAATACAACTGCCAAGGTCTTCTCGGCATCAACAATATGGCATTCACGATGAATATTGATGCCACTGCTTCTCGTGCGTGGTCTACAGGCAACCCCTACTTCACTGGTATTGTTCTAGGCAGTCCTACTACACAATGCTTTAATCAGTCAAGTGCCTTCTCTCTTCCCGCCACCCCAGTAGGTCAACAAGGACTACTCAGCAACACCTTGGGTGTCCCCAGTTTGTTATTCAAGTTTCTCTCTACTCAACCATCTGATTTAATCCAAACCAAGAATGTTGTGCCTTATATGGACTTCCCCCGTTATTTGACTTCAAGTGCCAATAACCCCACATTCTCCACTCCAGGGCAATCTGGTCTCAGAGTGAATAGTTCCAATCTTCAAATCAATCAAATCCCTGATTATTTCATCATTACTGCTCGTATCCCGATGTCCCAACAAACTTCCGTAAATACGATGTCTCAGTTCGTCATCCAAAATATTAGCGTCAATCTTAACAATCAATCGGGTCTGTTGTCGTCTGCATCTCAATATGATTTGTGGAGAACATCAGCGAAGAACGGGTCAGCACAATCCTGGGCGGAGTTTAGCGGTCTTCAAAGTTCCTTTACCAACGCTGTTTCACAGAATATCGCCACGACTGGTTCTGTTCTCGTCTTATCCCCTCCTTACGATTTGTCGCTTCCCAACTATATTAGCAGTGGTTCTCTCGGCAATTACAACTTCCAGTTTAGCGTCACTCTTGCATGCCAGTATCCAGCATCTGTGTTCGCCCAGTTCGCAGGAGGTGTCATTCCAATTGAACTTTGTGTCGTCTGCGTCAATTCAGGCATCTTCTCTACTCAACAGGGTGTGTCTGCTGTCTACACTGGTATTCTAACGAAAGAGATGGTCTTATCGTCTGTTAATGGTCAGCAATCGTCTGCGATGACTTCAATTGAAACCCAGCGTATGATTGGAGGAAACATGCTTAACGGTGCATTAACTGCTATTCGTGGTATGAAGAAGCACAGCAAAGGTGGAGCGATGGGTATGGCATCAAGTGGCGGAGCAATGGGTCAGGCAACCAGTGGTGCTGGAAGAGGAATGTCTAAGTATTGTTAGAAATCTTGACGGCGAACGGCGAACTGACGCTGTTTTAGGGTTTTTTCTCACGTGAAGCAACCTCTCTACTATTCCCCTTCAACACATTCCCACAATCAAAAAAAAACCTAAAAACGATGGCGGTTCGCCGTTCGTCGCCAACATTTAGAATAAAACTCGGGGTCTTATTCTCAACCCGTATTATAAATTAAAATAGTATTCTAATATATAATATGCCACAAGCGAACATTACTTACGACTCGGGGTATAACCGCAAGTTAAAATCCATTTTAGACGAAATGGACGCTAAGCACTGGAATAACGGGACTTCTCAATATCACCCCAGTATGATGGGGTTTAAATTATCCAACTTTCACGGCGATTACGCTGGCGAACCCAGTGCAAGAATGATGGTTGGCGGAGGCAGTCACGGCGACCAGCGTTTTATCCATTCGGGTAATTCTCCCGCATATCCTCCATATATGATGTCCAGCGGTATGCTCGTTAATTCGGGAGGTGCTAGAATTGGAGTGGATGGTGCTGTCGGCGGACGCTCTTATTCATTAGGCGATTTCGGACACGATGTAGCACATGTTGCCAAGGATGTCGCCCCCGATATAATCCGCTCGATGATGAAGAGTGGTAAGGGATATAGACAGGGACAGTGCAGTAAAAGAAGGGGAGGGTCTAACAACGGAGACCAAATCGCATCTGTAGTAAAGACCCTTCTTCCATTCGCTCCTTTATTGATGGGTTTAGGGAGACCGATGCCGAAATCAAAACAAGATGTCGTGGATGCGTTAAAAGACCTCGGTGCTAAGAAATCCCATACTCTCAAGAAATTAAAAGAGATTGCGATGAGTGGGGGATATTCTTTTAACGATTTTGTCGGAGATGTCGCCCACGTCGGCAAAGATGTTGCCCCTGACCTTATCCGAATGGCGATGGCGAGCGGTGCTGGTCGCAAGAAAAAGGCATCCAAGAAAGGTGGAATTAATCTCAAAGATGTCCTTGACTCTGCAGTCCCATCCATCGCCAATTTAGTAAAATCTGCCGACCCTGCTATAACCGATGGTGTCCGAAAATTGGCGAGTAAAGTGTCGTCCAAACCTGCCGTGATGAAGGCATTATCTACCGCCAAGTCCGCCGTCGGTGCTGGACGTGGGCGAAGTGCAAGAACTGCCATTGTTAAAAAAGTGATGAAAGACCGAGGTGTTAGTATGATACAAGCGAGTAAGATTGTTAAATCCGAAGGTCTCTATTAGATTTAATATATCAATATAGTATAATAATGCCCCGATTTTACAATCAAGACGACCCTGATTTAAGCGATTTAAACAGGGCAAAGAAATCAGTAAATCGTGATTACGCAAAGCA